CACACTAGAAAAAATGGCAGATAAATTTACTGAAGCTTTGCCAAGGCAAATGGATGTAAATAAATTTATTAGCGTTGCAAAGTTAACGTTAAATAAAAATCCAAAGTTATTACAGGCAGACAAAACAAGTTTGATGCAAACCTTTATGAAGGCAGCACAAGATGGTTTGTATCTAGATGGTAAAGAAGCAGCAGCAGTTCAGTATGGGCAATCAGTCCAATACATTCCTATGGTCGAAGGAGTTATCAAGGTCTTGCACAATAGTGGATTAATAAAAACTTTGTGTGCGGAAGTTGTTTATGAAAATGATTTGTTTGATTATGAGCTAGGTACTAAACAACACATAACTCATAAGCCATTAATTACTGGTGATAGAGGTAAACCTGTATGTGTTTATGCTATTGCTGTAACAAGTAATGATGGACAGTACATAGAAATTATGAATATGGATGATGTAAATAAGTGCAAACAACAAGCAAAAGGTGCATCATCACCACATAGTCCTTGGGTTAAATGGTTTGACCAGATGGCCAAAAAAACTGTTATTCATCGTATTGCAAAACGATTACCAAAAAACGATGCTATTAGTTCTGTTGTCAGAATTGAAGAAGATAATTTTGTAGACGTTACACCAAATGCAACTCAATCAACAGAACCAAAAGATTCTTTATCAAGATTAAGAGAATCAATTGGTATGGATGATGCAGGTGTAGAACAGGCAAAACAAGAAGTTTTAAATAACTATCGCAAGGAGGAGTAATGCATTTTTACTCCTTCAATATTGGCGATTACATGAGCCACACTTTGCATTTAAGTCCAATGGAGGATCTTGCATACCGTAGATGTTTAGATATTTATTACTTGCATGAAAAACCATTACCAGAAGATGTAGGTGAGGTGGCAAGATTAATTAGAATGCCACAACACAAACCAGAAGTAACACAAGTGTTAAAAGAATTTTTTACACATGATGTAGGTAAAGGTTGGACAAATCCAAGAACTGATGAAGAGATAGAAAAGTATCAAAGCAAGGTACAGGCAGCGATTAGAGCAGGTAAAGCATCTGCTCTTGCTAGGTCTAACGCACGTTCAACAACGGTTCAACTAAACAATAAACAAGAAACATTAAACAATAAACAAGAAACATATAATAATAAAACGCTAAAGCGTCCTCGTAATGTAAGTAAAAAAACATGGGATGATTTCTTAGTTCATAGAAAAAACAAGAAAGCACCGTTAACAGAAACTGCTTTAAAAGGTATAAAGAATGAAGTTAAAAAAACTACGATTAGTTTGGAGGATGCATTGGTTATGTGCCAAGCAAGAGGATGGCAAAGTTTTAAAAGTGATTGGATAACAAAAGAACAAAAATCTTTTGCTACAACTAACTACCCTGAAGGGGTACAAAAAATATGACTTTAAAAAATCTTATTAACAAAGATAAGCCAACAAAAAAACGTATGTGTTTAAAGCATGGTGAATATATTTCAACAAATTTTGTTAGTGATTATTGGACAGAATGTCCAAAATGTATAAAGACAAAAATAAATAAACAATTAAAAGAACGTGACAAGCAAGCTGCATTAGAACGTGAGCAGCGTAAATGGATGTCAAGGATAAAAGGTGCAGCTATACCAGAGAGATTTAAAGATCGGACATTAGATAGCTATATAGCAAAGACAAGTGGTCAACAAAAAGCATTAGCTTTTGCAAAAGAGTATGCAAAAAACTTTGACCAAGTATTAAAAACTGGACGTTCAGCAATATTTGTAGGCAAGCCCGGAACAGGGAAGACCCACTTGGCAGCAGGCATTGCGTTGAGCATTATGCAACAACAACGGTCACCAGTATTTACTACCGTACAGCGTCTTATTCGTAGAATTAAGGACAGTTGGAGAACAAAAGAAGAAACAGAAAGCGATGTGATTAATGTTTTTGCATCACCAGATTTATTAATATTGGATGAGGTAGGTGTGCAGTTTGGGTCAGAGTTTGAAAAACAACTGTTGTTTGATGTGCTAAATGAACGCTATGAAAAACTTAAGCCATCAATTTTACTATCAAATATTCCTAACGAACAATTATCTGACTACCTTGGCGAACGTGTCATGGATAGACTACGTGAAAACGGAGGAGCATTAATTGGTTTTAACTGGGACTCTTACAGAAAAACTTTATGACAACAACGCAAGGAAAAATTAATGCAGCTAAATCACGCATTCGTGAATTAAAGTTATTAATTAAATTATGGAGTAAAACAAATGGATGAATCTACTATTTTAAAAATTGCAAGATTTAGATGCCAACTTGCAGAACTAGATAGGCAATGGTGGTTTGAAGATTTAGATAATAAATTCTATAAAATAAACGTCAAACGAATTGAAGCAGAGTTAAAAAGGTTAGAAAATGATTGAAGTTGTATTAGGTTGGCCACCATCTGATTTGTCACCAAACAAAAGATTGCATTGGGCAAAACTGGCTACGGCTAAAAAACAATACCGACA